CATGAACGCTTCATTGCAGGCCACCAATCTTAAAATGAAATGGGATTCGTTTAACACCCCGTGTGCTATCGGGATGGATGCCAATCGTTTCGACCAACATGTTTCCACCCCGCTTTTGGAATGGGAACATTCAGTTTATGTAGATTGTGTGCCTTTGAGGTATCGACGTAAGATGCAACGGATTCTAAAGTGGCAACTCAAAAATCGTGTGTATGGTTCCGCCCGGGACGGTACACTAAAATACACTGTTGAGGGTACAAGAATGTCAGGTGATGCAAATACCAGTCTAGGTAATTGTCTTTTAATGTGTGCGATAATTTTTAACATCGCATCGCATTTAGGTATCCGCATCTCTCTAGCAAATAATGGTGACGATTGTGTTCTTATAATTGAAAAGCAACATGAAAAGATGTTGCGAGACTGTTTGAAGCCAATTATGAAAAATTTTGGTTTCTTGGTCACCATTGAACCTTCGGTGTACATTTTTGAGAAGATAGTGTTTTGTCAATGTCAACCAGTTTTTGATGGTATTGACTACACTATGGTGCGTGACCCTTTGAAGTCCATGTCAAAGGATCTTATCACCGTGATACCCCTACCCAATCAAACACAGCGTCAAGCGTGGATGCGTAGTGTGGGGATGGGCGGTATGAGTCTAACTGGGGGACTCCCTGTGTTGCAAGAGTTTTATTCCTGTATGATTAGGTCCGCAGGATGTCATACTAAAGCCTTGAAACATAAGGGTCTCTTCCAGTGGGGCCTGTACTGGTTGACATTGGGAATGCGACGCACATACAAGCCTGTCACAACTTGTGCTCGTGTTAGTTTTGAGCTTGCTTTTGACATTTCTGTTGAATGTCAGATGCTGCTCGAACAACAATTTAAGAATTATTCATTTTCTTTTTGTCGTGGTAGTACCGTCCACGATGCTCGTTTGTTTTAATTGTGTTTAATTTTGTGACATGGGGTTCAACTGTGTAAATTTTCCAAAACTATTACTTTAGTGCTAATCAAAATGCCAAACGACTGCACGGAATAGCAGCCATGTTCAGTTGAATGTACAGTCTCCCTGCATATTGGGGTATCCCATACTAATATGCCAAACAAAACAACCCGTAAAATTTCGTTCAATCCTACCCGGTCCAAACCTAAGCAGAAGAAAGCTTCTGCTCCTGTCAAACATGTCAAAGAAACTCCGATGATACATAGTCCCCGCTATAAACAGTGGGGTGCTATTGGAAGAGAAATTGGCAGTAAATTTGGTTTCGGTGTTGTTGGTCGTGCCTTAGGGCAAGCCATTTCCAAAATTTCTGGACATGGTGACTACAACACTTCCGAATTTCCTGTAGAAAACAACTTGCTTGTTAATAAAAGTGAGGTTCCGCAGTTTTCAGGTTCAAAGACTTCCAATATTGTGTGCCATCGTGAGTACATTTCTGACATTACTACCAGTGCTTCACCAAACACCTTCTCGTTAAGTTCTTTTTCCATCAACCCCGGTCAAAATGGTACTTTCCCTTGGTTAGCAACTATAGCACAATGCTATGAAGAGTACCGTATCCACGGTATGGTTTTTGAGTTCAAATCTACCAGTTCAGATGCTTTGAATAGCACCAATACTGCACTGGGTGAAGTTATCCTTGCTACCAACTATAACGCTTCCTCGACTAATTTTTCCAATAAATTAGCCATGGAGAATTCCGAGTTTGCCCAATCCGCTAAGCCATCTCTTAGCCAAGCGCATGCTGTGGAATGTAAGCCCCAACAAAATCCTCTTGGTATTTACTATGTACGTACTGGATCTTTGCCATCTGGCCAAGATATCAGATTTTACGACATGGGTAATTTTCAAATTGCTACCAATGGATTTCAATGGACTTCTGTTAATGTTGGTGAGCTCTGGTGTACTTATATGATTGAGTTTCTTAAACCGATCCTACCACTTACAGCCGGGGGCAATATGTCTTCTTTTCATACTACTCGTAGTGCTGTTGCAGCTGCTACTTACCCATTGGGTACTACGATCAGATCATCTTCAGGGTCTATGACGACCATTGTTACAGGTACTGTTCTTACTGTGTATGCTGATGTTGGCAACGTTTACAATGTCAAATTAATTTGGCAAGGTACATCTGCTGTATGTGTGACCCCTATGGTTGCCAACACCGGTTGTACAGGAATGTATCTATTTGCTAATGGCATTAGTTATGATAATGGTTATTATCAAACCAATACA